CTTGTACTTCTTCTTTTGAAAATTCTACTTTTATCATAATTTTATTTTTAAAGAGTTACAACATATCCGTTAACTGCATCAAAAGGCATAGCCACTAGTGTAGAATTAATTGCACCTACAATTAAATCTTCACCAAAATTTACCTCTGTATCTAATGGTGCAATTACAACACCATCAATCATTAAACCTTGAGCAGTTGCTTTTAATTTACGTTTTAACCAACCTTCAGAGAACATTGGTATTGTTGGTGTATCAATAACTTCATTTCCTAATTCATCATAATGGACTGTTTTAGGAATATCTTGCACCATGTATGACTTTGCTAATTTATTTATAGCGATTCCGTTAGCTTCCAACCACTCTTCATATTGAACGTAAATGTACTCGTTCTCTCTATTGCCTTCAAAAGTAATGTACTTTCTGAACATTGGTAAATTAGTTGATGGGTCTAAAGCGTTCTCTCCGCCTACTCTTACTGGTGTTTTGTTTATCATAATTATTAGTTTTTTAGTTTACGCAAATATAATAATTATACTAATGCGATAGAGCCAGTTTTTACAGTTCCTCCTGAATATTTTACTTTAAAAGTTAACAAATTAGTACCTTCATCTATGTATGCACTCATTTCAGAATTTGCTAAATCGCCATCGGCAATAGCACTATTAAATGCACTTTGAATAACCTGTCCACCTGTATTTATCTTTAGAACGCCTGTACCTTTTGTTACTCTAAATGTACCGTTAACGTCAACTGTGTTTGTTGGTGAAGTAGTACCAAATCCACAATTACCGTCCCCGCCTAAGTAAGCGATAGTAGAAGCACCAGCGTAGAACACGTGAGCCACACTTGTTGTATGCGCCTTATAATCTACACGCCCACCGCTTACACCAAAGCCACTTACATTCGTTCCGTCGTCGTATATCTTAAGCTTCAAGTTAGTGCCAGCTGTATCGGAATAGTGCCCACCTAAATTGATAGCATCAATAGTGCTACCCATTGAAGTTGATGTTTTTGTTTTGTAAACATTGAATAAATCGGTTGGTATGATGTTACCAACACTTACTTTAACATCATTCTGTATGTAAAGCATTGCAGCGGCTGCTGAATTTTCTACATACAGCGAAGATGTCACACTTGTTGAGCCTGTACCCGTGATATTAAATTTAGCTGTTGCAGTTGTAGCAGTACCAACGAGTGTACGTGTAGCGTTAATTACAACGTAATCATTTGTCGTTCCTGTATCTCCGCCACGAAGCGTTAACATCTCTTTGTAACCAGAGAAGTTGTAATTTGATACATTAAATTTAAGCTCACTTGTATTATTGATAATCTTATCTTGAATGTAAGATGTCTTTGCTGTTGTTGCGTGATACCAAGCTATTTCAGGAGCAAGTACATTAGCCGCTCCACTTGTCGTAACCATTTTTATTTTACCACCAAAGTAGCTGTCATTAGATACAATGTGTATAGCGTGGTTAATTGTAGTACCTTTTGAAATTGTTGGTACATACAATCCATATTGGTTTACAATTGTACCAGCACCTGTTGAATCAGCAAAGTAGTGTCCGTATCTATTCGTCAACGTGCCGCTAGTCATTAGTACATAGTCGCTCATGAAAAAGAAGTCAAGTGTTGTACCGCCTGTATTTCTAAATTCAAATTGTGACTGAAAGCTGCAATGGTGGTTGTAGTTACCTGTTCCACCAGACGGGTTTCCTATTTTACCGTTATCCGTAAATGCATTATTAGCTAGATTTCCCGTCAGCTTAGTGAATACAGTAGCATCAACGTATCCATGTGCATTACTTACAGTAGATGAATCAACTGCTCTTGCTATTACATGAATAGAATCAAAGTCAGTATTGTAAGATAGTGGTGAAGAAACCGTTGTACCTAAAGTAAACACTCCGTTTAAGTAAGTCGTACTACCTATTCCGCTAATTAAATTAAGCTGTGAAGTATGTACCGTGTTGCCTAACGTAATGCTTTTAGATGCTACATCAGTACCTATTAATATATTACCTGTACCAGTAATTAAATTCCATATACCATTAGTAGTAGTCCAACCAGAAGTTCCTGTCCCACCTGTTATAAGTACTGCTGTTGCAGATGTGGCGTTTCCTATTTTTACAGTCTTTGATGTAGTACCAGTTCCTAAATTAAGTGTACCTGTACCAGTAACATCTATTAATAAATCAGCAGTACTTGTTACCTCTTCTGTATTAACAGATGGAACAAATAATCTATTTCCTGTAAAATAAAAAAGTGGATCTGTTGTAAGGGTATCCAATACACCTGTACCAAATGGTATTAATCCAGCACTTGCACCAACTGCACCTAAGATAGTGCCACCGCCTAATGACGTTGCCAACTGTGCCTTAGTAACATTAAAGTAAGTACCACTTACATCTTCTAATAGGAATAAATCAGTAGTATCAGGTGTTACCTTATTTGAAAATTCGTTTATTTTTTTCTTTGCCATTTTTTAATATCCTAAATCAAAAGTTCCGTCCCAAATATCAAAAGAACCATCCCAAACTAAATTATCTAAAGAAGTGTAATTTGATTTTGTTGAAACAATTATTTTTTTATCGTTTAAATATTTCGGAATTTTTAAAGGAATGTAATCGTAATTAAATGAAACTCCTTTAATATCAACACTATTAAGGCTTTCAACGTTTGCTTTTTTCAAAACATCAAAAGCATTTTCAACGCTTCCGTATATTTGCAAACTTAAGTCAAAAATTGATTGTTTTTCTCCTATTGTAACATTTTTAGTAATAGTTTTCGTGTTTTTTATAGCTACAATCACTGGTTGCTTTTCAATTGCATTGTAAACTATTTCTAAACCAACGATATTGGTATTGTCGATATTTTCTAATAAAGGATTAAGTTTTATTAAATCAAAAACATACGAAATATCGCCGTATAATTTTAACGATACGTCAACTAAACTTTCACCATATTTTATAACGTACTTATTCATTACGATTTGCTGTAATAGTTAAATCTAATAACTCGTTTGAATCACTTGTTACGTTTACGTCTATCATTCCGTCCGCTTCTAATTGCAAAGCTATTGCACGCTTTAACGCTAATTGTTGCCCACTTGATTTTATAAATAAATCAACTCCAACACCACACAAAGGAAACTGTTTCCAATGTCCAATGTACGAATCAACTATCAATTCAATGTGCTGTGAATCACTTTCATTAATAACGAAATCGCCATTACTAATTGATAAATCGTTACTGTCTAATATTATATCTTTAACTGCCATGCAAAACTTTTATGTTTTCTAAATCTATTTTAACTGTTGGTGTGAGCGTTCCAACTACGGGACTTGGAGGCGTTGTTGTTGGACTTCCAAATGAACTTGCAACGTGAGTGTGAGCGTTAAAAGTGGCTATGATAGTGTTTACTTTATTTTCTAAATTATTTAATTTAGTAACCAAATCATTTACTTTTACTATACCATCTTCATTAATTCCGTTCAAATGTATTTCGTCAACCTCACTAACCATTGCAACGTAACCAGTTGTTTTGTTTATTAGAGTTACTAATACTGAACTCCCATCTTTAGGTATTAGCTTGAATCCATCCTTATCGCTTGCATTAATCCTAACGTTAACAAGTATTGCACTACCATCAATAGGCGTGCAATTACAAACACATTTAGCTGTATCAATTTCACTAACAGTGCATACAACTGAATAATTGTTTGTCTGTGGATTAATGCGCCTTATAGCGTCTTTTATGTCAGTTATTTCGTTCACCCTACTTTTTTATACTGTTCAATATCACTTTGTGCGCTACCTATAAATCTACCAATATCAATAGTTTGTCGATAACCTCCTTCAATACTCATTGAGTAAGTTACTCCAACTATTGTATAGTAGCCGTCTTGTTCGGGGTATTTTTCACTTGTAATTTTAGCAATGTCTCCATGTCTAACAAATGGCTCGCCAAACGTTATTAACTCACCCGAATAACCAGTGTATTTTATTTCTTTTAGTTTTGAATTTGCAAATACTTTTAAATCGTCTTCGCTTGCATTATAAGTGTAGTAAGTCCTTTGACTTCCATCTGTATCTCCTACTTCTATTTGCTTCTTAGTATTATCACTATTCATGCTAATAGCGACTACTTTTAAATTCAAATCGTTCGCTTGTTGGTAATCTAAAGAGTTTGCATTTATTATAGTTTTCTCAAAGGCAAATTCCTCTGTGTTACTTTTAGCGGCATTTGACGGCAACCCAACAAACAAAACACCGTCTTGAAAGTATGAATATAAGCCATACTCGCTTTTTAAAGTGTCTAATATTTCTGTTACACTAACTTTTGTAGCTGTAAAATTACCTAAATTAACATCGCTTACAATGCTTGTGCCTGTTGCATTATTAACTATTATTTTATAATTAATATCTTTAGGAAGCATATAAGATAGTAATTGATTAAGTGTTATTGGCTCGGTTACTGTTATTGGTTTCTTTAATAACTTTCCGTTTTTACCAGTTGTTATAGTTCCTGTTTTTTCAGGGTAAGTAATGTTTGTGTTTTTAAGTAAAAACATTTTATCCTCACACTCTAAAACTATTGGGTTTGACGCTCCTACTTTTGTAATATAACCATCAAAAACAGTTCTAAATTTAGGGTCGTAACCAAGTTCTATTTTGATTTTATCTTTTCGTTTAAATATAGCATCCTTACCAACAAACACATTTTTTCCATCGTAGTTTATATTACGTGGAAAAACAACCTTTGCTGTATCTGTTAATTTATCGTAACTAGAAAGCACCTCAACTTCATTTAAAAAGTCAACAACAAAAGGTTCTTTGCCTTCGGGGGTAATGGTTATTTTAGAGATACATTTAAGCATTTGATTTTATTTCAAACGGTTCGTCGGAATAACAATTTAATGTAAAATCTATTACATTACGCATCCCCTCACGCATTTCGTGTGGATAACTATCAATTACTACATTAAATATTTTGTTATCCTGTAACATAGAGGAAACCACTTCTAGTTCCCTATCGTATTCACAAAATTGTAGAAATTTCTTTAGTTCCGTTTCAGGTCTTTTGTTTGGATTTTCGCCAACTATAACACCTTTAATTGATATTTGATAATCACCACGTCCCATGTACTCTTTTACAGTACCACGTTTTGAGCCTTGTATATTCGTTCTAACAATATATTTTTCAGGCGTTATACTAATTAGTGCAACCGTTAAAATTAAGTCATCTGTTTGACTTACGTTTGAATTATCACTACCACCAACAGTTGTTGTTTGGTTATCTACACCAACTGGCTTCTTAAATACAACCGAATCATAAGCCAAATTGCTTAACGTTCCTTTGTATGCAACCTCTTTAGTTGTATCTGACTTAGCCGCTTCACCATAGTCTATATTATAAAACAACGGCTTAACTAAGCCTAAGCCAGCTCCTTTAGCGATTAGTTCAGCCTGTCCACGTGGATTAAATCCTTTATTTAAAGTAAATTCTGCCATTATCTAGTTGCTAAATTTGCATCGTTTACCATTTCTAAGAATATTTTTGAAACTTCTTCTTTAATTTTCATCGTGCTATCTTTTAAATCATTTGCTTGTATCTTTAATTCATGCACTAATTCCGTAATATTTATAACCAATGATTGAGGTCTTTGAGCTGTTAAATTTACACCACTTGAATTACTTGATTTTCCTAATGAATTTAGCTTACCGTTCTCATCATAAGGCTGCATAGTAGTGTCAGCTTTAGATTTTAATAGTTTTAAATTACCTATTACACCTTTATAAGCTGCACTATACAAAGACATCTCTCTCGCAAAAGTAGTCGTATCAACTTCGCCTTTTTTTAACCTTGCTTCTAATTTTTCCTTGTTTAAATTTATGTATGCTAAATTTTGTCTAGCACTTGCAGCGTCCGTTGCTCCTTCAATTAAAGTTTGCATATACATAGCTTGCTCTTTCATTTGAGGAAAGTTTCCAGCTAATGCACTAAATTTATTAAAGCCCGCCATGTTTCCATAAGCAGTTGTTGCAAAATCATACCCTTTAACTCCAGCGGATTTAAACGCTTCGTCCATGAAATTACCAGCAGAAAGTTTATCATTTACATGGTTCCCCATCTTAGATATAAAATCCATCGTACTAGCCAAAATACCCGTTTGACTTTTACCAATATTAACTTTTATTTGCTCCCATGTATCCGCTATATTACTCCAACGACCACCAACGGTGCGACTTTGTTCATCCATCATATTAAAGAACTGCCCACCTTCTTTAGTAACGTCTTTAAACGACTGCTCGACCTCTTTAAATGTGATTTTTCCTTTCTCCATACGTTTTAGCAACGTATCATAACTTTCACCAGTTTTTTTAGCGATAATATTTAAAGGATTGAACCCTTGCTCAGTCAACTGGTTTAATTCTTGACCAGCTAAATGACCTTTGGACTTTATTTGTCCAAAAGCACGAATAATAAATGGAAAACTTTCTTTACCCAAACCAGCCGATACATCGCCCAACGTTCTAATTGTTTGCGCTACCTCTCCGCCGGCTACGCCATAAGCCATTAATTTACGAGTTGCGTCTTGAACCTCTGTTAATTCAAAAGGCGTTGTTTTAGCTAATGATATTAACTGACCTTCTAAAGACTTTGCAGCTAAAGCATCGCCATACATCATAGTTCGCAAAGCAACACTAAACTGTTGGTAATTATCTAAAGAATTAAAAATAGTTTTACCAAATGAAGCTAATCCAGCGCCTATTAAACCACCGGTAACTAAATTTTGTATGCTTCTAAGTTTGCCGTCTAACTTAGACATATTCCTGTCCATTTCACCTGTTGAACTAGCAGCACCACGCATCTGTCTACTAAACAAATCCTTTAATGATAACGTATATTGTAAATCTTTAGCCATCTATTTTTTTAGTTCGTGTTCCGTTGTATTCTAAAACAAAATCTATTTGTGAAATTGCTTTGCACCATTCCGTGTCACTTAATGTTTTAGGATTGACACCAAAATAAAAACGAATGAGAGCGTTGTTTTTTTCGCTATCACTCGTTTCAATTGCCTTCCTATATTTTTCTAATTTTTTTTTATAATTGTTTGTTGAACTGCTAGTAATTTTACAACGGCATATTCCAAACTCTCCATTGCATCTTCACTTTCGTAAACCTCTTTTAAACTATCCCCACCAACATACAAAGCATTTAAAACAGCTTTTATCGCATTCTCGGAACTCTTTTGTGCTAATTTACTAGCCATGTCCCTTGTTTGCTTATCGGGCTTCTTTAAATGAATTACTGCTACTTTCGTTTCGTCGTCTTCATCTAAAGGAATAGTTAACGTTCTAATTACTCCGTACTTTGCCTTTAATTCTTCTAAATTATCAATTGCCATATTTGTAGATTTTTATTTCTGCAAATATAGCAATTTTAAATATTAAATGTAAAGAATATCCGAAACAATTAACTCACAGTCACAAGAAATTGAAGTATCTCCCGTATTAGAACTACGTGGGTTATTCATAAAACGAACATCTTTCAAAGTGTGTTTACGGGTAACTAAAGCACTATCTGTATAGATAACGATTATGTCAAACTCAGGAATTGATTGAACGGTTCCTAAAGGAGATACAGCCGTGATAGCTTCTATCTCCTCCATTAACAAAGTAATCTTTGCTGTTGGCTCGAATTTACCATATCCACGTGAAACAGGTTTGTTACCAGCTCCGTAAATATTTTCCATATTTTGTTTTACATCGTATTCGATTGAAGTAATACCAACAATAGGAACGCCTAAGACGTTCACTATAATGTCGGCATATTCGTATGATTTTCCATTAATTAATGGTTGTAATGATATTGCCATGATTTATTAAATTGATAAGGTGAAACCTACATTAACTGTTATTGTACGAGCTACTCCGATAGGAACTAATGATACACTAATTACCAATTCCGAAGTGCTTAAAACATTTTGCAAAGGGTCGATAACGATACCATAAGCCGATAACTCGCTATCTTTTTGCATTTGTCCTAATGAACGGTCGCATAAAGATTGAAAATATCCAATAGTATCTTCACTTAGTGTTCCGTCCGCTTTTACTTTTAAAGGGCTTGCCAATTGAGGTAACAAAGAAACTCTTAAATTTCTAATCGCTTTATTGAACACTCTATTGTTTTCAATGTATGCAAAGTCACCTGCAATTGGTGTAGCTGTATGGCTATCGTTAAAATAACTACCTTCTAAGTCAAATTTCTTTAAAGCAATATAACCTAAAGTGTTTACGTTGTTATTTACAGCGTCTGTTTGCGCTGAATAAACAACTCCATTACAATAAGCCAAAGTGTCAAACTCAACATTTGAAACATTGAATTTAGCAATCCAAGCAATATCGTCCGATACTTTAGCTAAAGCAACCGCTCCTAAAGTAGTACCTAAGATACCAATAGAATAAGCGTGAGATAGCCAAAGTTTATAGCCTCTATTAGCTCCGTCTTGTCCTAAAACAACGGATACGTTTGGAGCAGCTAATGCACGCATATCTGCTAATGCTGCTAATGTATTAGCACTTGTAAACTTACCTTGATAAATTACCTCTAAAGGTTTGTGAGCCGTTACATTTGCATCAACAACCGCTTGTAAAGCCGTTACTTGTGCGCCTGAAAAAGTTGTAGTTTTTTGATAAACGCCTATTTGTCTAATTTTACCTAAAGCGTAATTTTGCATTAAAGTAATACTTGCAAAAGTAGTCGCATCCGCAGTAGCATAAAAACCAATAAATAGTTTTCCTTTTGGTTGTATTCTAAAAAATTCATTTACATGATACCATAAAATATCAATGTCACTCGCTACACCTAAAACAGTCGAGCCGCTACCAGTTGGCTGTGTCCATGTTGCGGTTGAGCCACCTGTTACAGTCGAGCTATAAGGTGTTCCACTATTTGGAAACACACCTTCGCCAGCTTTTGTTGTAACATAAATAGCGCCAGCAGTATTAGAAGCACTAAAACCATGTACACTTGTACCAGCGTTTATTTTTCCAACCCATGCAGCCGCAGCTGTTGTAGCTGTTGTTTCTTCGCCTGATACTAAAGCGTAGCTAGGCAAGACATTTATTAATCCCTCTGTGCCAGTATAATTAATAACTAAAGTATCGCCTATTGCAGGCGTACCAGCTATTGTTAATTTAGCAACTGCTTTAGTTTCACCTAAAGACGTGTTTGTTATACCTAAAGCTTCCGCCTCTTGAATAGAGAATACAGCTTTTACTTTGTTTGACGCATCAAATCCAGTAGGATAAGTTGCATCGCTATAAAACAATAAACCCGAAATAAAGTCTTCACCTGCTAGAGGGCGACCTAATCCGCCTTGTTGTTTTACAAATACTACATCATTTGCCATGTTTTGTTTTTGTTTTTTAAAAAAGGCTTGTAATAATACAACTACAAGCCTTCTTAATTTATATTAATTAATTAACTACGCTACTTGAACAAGTGCAGCCATTCCTTTCATGTCAGCTCTTAAAATTGCAGAACCTAACATAACCTCCATATTAAAGATAGAACCTAAAAATTCAGGTTTACCGTTACCGTTTCCACCATCATCATACATTGGATTGATAGCTCCTAAAGCACGTGATACACTCATAGGGTGAAAAGCAATACAGCCTAAATTATCAGTTGTTGCAGTTGCGGCACCCGGTGCTTTTGGCACGTTAGTTGAAACCGTGTAAACAGCAACAGTAGGACGCATTAAAATGTCAAATCCAAATAGTTGTGCTACGATACCAGTTGCTAAAGTGTTGTTTCCATTAGCCATTTGAAATCCATTGTAAGAAGCCCTTACTACTTCGGAAATTGTAAACAACTCCCAAAACATATCAGCGTTCATTAACAATTTACGTCCTAAACGAGGCACATTGTCTTTATCTAATTTTTTAGCTAAGTTAGCAACGTCAGCTAAAGTAACCATTTTACGAGTACCAGTTGCTCCTGGTGCTAAAGACGAACCAGCTGAACCAGTTGTAACTACTACGTTTGCTGCACCAGTTGGTGCCCATGAATAAGCTACTTGAGTACCGATAGCATCTACTAAAGTAGAGATTTGCTGTCCGATAACTGAATTTTTCTTATCATAAGAAACTTGCAAAGCGTCAATGTTAGTTACAATAGTAGGTAACAAAGCGTATTGGTTCATTAAGTAAGTTCTATCAGTATCGACACGTGGTGCGATAGCTAATGGTAATGAAGTAGGGTTGGTTACAACAGTTGGATTAACTCCCGATTGTGGGATATGAACAGTACCAAATGCTACATAAGCTGAATGGTCGGTTGAATATTGTAAAAATGCTGCGTCTTGGTTAAGGGTTTCAATTACTTGGTTTACCCATATTTCTTTAATTATTGCCATGATTTTTTAGTTTTTGTTTTTTAGTTATTAGTCAATTTGAATTTTTGCTCCCATTGGTAAAAAGATAGTTCCGTCAAACCAAAATGATTGACACCATGTTTTACCAGCTACACCAGTTACAACTGGAGCGTCGATACCAGTACCGAATGTGAAAGTTTCTGTTGCTGTTGTTTTTACTTTTAAATTTAAAATAGCTCCAGCTTTTAATTCGCTAGATAAAGTTAAATTCAAAGTTGCGTTACCAGTTAGTGTAGGTAATTCTACAACACCTGTTAATTGTGAAGATATAGTAGCCGCTGTTGTTCCTGTAGCTTCTATAACTAGAGCATCTGCCGCTCCGAATGGATAATTTACTGCCATGATTTATTTTTTTATAGGGTTGTTTTTAAAGTTTTTAATAGTTCATTAAATTGTTCAGGAAAAGAATTTTGCATATCTAATAATCCTTTTTCGTCGTTCTTGCTCCACTCTGCAAAAGACCATTTAGAGCGGTCCTCAACGTCACCACTTTTGTTTTCGATATTAAAATCAAAAACTTTGTTAGTGTTGTTTTTAACTACGCTAATTTTAGAAAACATATTTTCAACTGTTTTGAAATCAGAAATTGCTAAAGAAACAAGTCCTTCAACCTCTTCTTCGCTACATTTGCCTGCTTCTTTATTAGAGTTAACTAATTCAATAGCTTTGTTTTTCAACTGTTCAGCTTCGTTTTCTTTTGCTGCTTTTTCAGCATCTTCAAACACTTTCAATCTCTCATTTAAAGCGAGAATTTCAGCATCTTTTTTCTCAATCTCAACAATAACTTCTTCTTCTGAAGCCTCGTTTTTCAATTTCAAAAAGTTTACTACTTTGTCCATTGTTGTTTTTTTAGGGTTAATTAATTTAAAATTATCAACATAAGATTGGCTTTTATTTTCATAAAATATTGGCCAAGTTCCAG